AGACTAAAGTTAATCTTGATTGAGTAGGATTTCCTACAGATTCATTAGCTTGTCCACCTAATGTATTAGCTACTGTTAAAGTTCCTGTAGCTGTCCAATATTCTGAAGTATCAATATTAGTAGAGCCCGGAGATAAAGTTGTTCGTGATGCTCTTGTTGTAAATCTTGCTGCTGAAGATGAATCCCATGTATAAGTTTTACCATTAGCAATGGTTGCAATTAAGACATCACCCCAGTTACTAAAAGACCATAGACCCGGTTCTAAAGTTACTGTTGATGCATTAACGGCTGTACCCCAACCATTCCAATCAGTAGATTGAGTAACGGTTGTAGATGTATCCCAATTAGTTTGATCATAAGTTCCACCTACTTCTCTTGTTAAACCTGTTAAATTTCCTGGAGCTGCATTTGTATTCCCTGTGTAAGTTGTTAGTTCTCCTGAACTTTCTGTTGAAGAGATAACTTGTGTTACTACAGTTCCAATACCATTAGTTGTTTGAGCAACCGTACCACTTTGTTGTCGAGTACATCCTGTAAGTTGAGTTGCAGCGTTTCCTGTATAAGTTACAATTTCTGCATTGGATCCATCAAGGGGAAAAATAACAACGGTACCACTTTCAAAAAAGTTAGTACTATCTAATAAATCAATTGTTGTGTCTGCTGCTGCTAAAGATACATCAATAGTATTAGTAGCAGGACCTGTTAAACCTACAAAAGCTCCAGCTGTTCCAGTTGCAGGAACAGTAAAAGAAGTTGAGTCTGCTAAAGTCATTGTTGTTGCACCCGTTGCTAATGGAGAATTTAATGAATTAGTTGCATCGGCTGCTGTTGTTCCTCCAAAATTTCCTATACCAAAACCATAACCATAAGTTTGTTCCGCAGGACCTACTTCTGAATAAGGTTGAACAGTTAATGTTCCACCTGTAGCAATAACTGCTGTGGCTTGATTTAAAGAATCAATAGTAAAAGTGGTATCAGTTGGAATGCTTAAAACTTGAAAAAGTTTATCTTCAAAATCTGTAGCCGATAATCCTGTCCCTCCAGGTAAGGTAACGGTATCTAAAACTACCATATCTCCCACACTTAATAAGTGAGCCCCTGTAGTTGTTATAGTACAAGTTTTTACAGTTGTACTATCTGTAGAAAGAGTTCCAGCAAAAGTTGTTTGTGTTCCTGCATTATTATCAACCCAAGGAGTAATATCATAAAGTTGACCTTCAAAATATATAAGTAAAAACTTATCGGTTCCTATTGCAACATATCTATTTCCATCTTTATCAACAAAAGAAAATTGAGCTCGCGCCACACCTACAATTGTATCTGTAAGTAATGAAGACCAGCCTCCTATTTTTTCAGGAAGTCCATATCTAAATCTTGCTAAGTCTGAATCGGTCCACCGTCCTGTAGCTCCTACAGTCGTATCTTGTTTATCTATTCCTGGAGCGAATTTAATTTCTGTGAGCATCTAATTGCCCTATTGGTTTGTTGATGTTATTTGCCAACCTTTTGTAACATCAATATACATCAAGCTAACAGATTGATTATTAATAATTAAATCTAAATCAGTAGCACTTCCTTGAATGGGTTGACCACCTCTACCGATAGTACATTTATTTGAAGCAAACCCACCAGTGCCTGTTCCATCCATTACAGTAATTGTATCTCCAACACTTGGAGTAGTAGGTAAATTAACTGTTATAACTCCACCTCCACCATTTCCTGTGTCTCCAAAAACTATATCACCGTTGACTGCTGTATAAGGAGAGTTAGTTGAATTTTGAACTGTAACTGATCCTTTGTTTAAAATTCCTACAAGTTTCATAGAGTCAGCTGTAGTTCCATCTGTATAAAACATACCTGTGGAACCAACTGGCATATAAACAATCCCAGTAGTTGCTCCTACATTTTGAACTCCAATGGTATAATTAGAAGATGATCTTGTTGTATTATCTTTAACTATAAAAATTCTTTCAGAACCTGTTGGCATTGTAATAACTCTACTAGCTGCCAATGTACCAGTAACTTCTATCATTAAATTTTTACCTGTTGCAGTAGAAGTACCTAATGCTGAACCGTTATCTAAATTTAAAACAGCGTTAGCTGCTGCAATACTTACAGTGTAGTAACCACTAGCTGATAATTCTAAAATTTGTAAATTGTTATTAGTTATTGTTCCCCAAAGACCAGCTTTTTCTCCAGTGGTTATAAGTTCTAATTGTAAATCTGATGAGTATGCCATAATTTAATAAGGTTCTATTGGTATCCAAACGTTAGTTGCACCTGGAATAATTGGGTTCCAAGTAATTACCCCTACATCATTACATGTAATGGTTAATGCATTTCCTGATACATCAATATTTGCTCCTCCTGTAATGTTAACAGTTTGAGAACTTAAAGTCAATGGATTACCAGGAACTGTAATATCAACAGAAGTTGATGCGACTACTAAGGCTGAGTTTAAAGTTAAAGGGTTTCCTGAAACGGTTATATTAGCATTTCCTGTAACAACTACTGACCCCGATCCTAAAATTAAAGGATCATTGGCTATAATAACATTAGCAGCATCACCTGTAACAGTAGGTACTCCAAGTGATAGAGTTAAAACATTTCCAGTTACATTAATAGTGACCGAACCATCATTAGGGTTCGGTGACGAAAACGGTAATTCAGCAAAAGTTCCTGTTCCAAATAGCATAAAATAAAATCCTTATAAAGGAGGCAGTAGGTATGGTGGAGTACTGCCTCCATTATAGGGATACTATCATCTTTTAAACCAACTAGGAAGACCTAAATGAGGTCGCTTGTCAAACATATTATCTTTAGCTCCCGGTGTCTTCTGATTATTATAATGTAAAAATGCTTGAATGCATTCTTTACCTTTAAATTTATTTCTCCAATGCTCTAATTCACAGCCACTGTAGACCAGCATATCTCCTGGTTTTAAATTAACTGGTATTCCTTTTTTACCTATCTCTCCAGAAGGTTCAAGATAGAGTGCCCAGGGATCTCCTCCAAGATTCAGCGTCGTCGATATCTCGCAGCTAAACCTGTCCTTATGTCTTTTAAGAACATCACCATTTTTATAAATTCTGGCAAAAGTATAAGCAGGGTTTAATTTTAATCCTGTGATCTTTTCCATAATAGGTTGACACTTCAACATTAAAGTTTCCATAGCGATATCCGAATAACTGGAATAAGTATGTGGAATCTGACCGTCGGCGCCTTCGTACTCACCTAATAATGTTTCATAAGGAGAAATGTATCTAGCTTGACGACAAGTATCCATAACTTGTTTTTTCATTGAAAAGTAATTAGCAACAAAGGTAGCTAAGTCTTTTGGGATAGCTTGACGAATAATACAGTATTTATCTTTCTTAAACATCTTTAGCCATCTCTTTAGGAATAGCAGTAATGTTCCAATGGATAAATCTAAAGGGTGATTTGCCGTGATCGACTGCATATTCGTGTTCTAAATATCCTGGAAATATAATTAACGTTCCAGGCTTTGGTCTAAAATTAACTAGCTCTGTTCCGGGCCATATGCCTTTTTGATTTTTCATTTTTAATTTGGTAGCTCTTGCACCGGTTCTCGGGTCGTGAAAAATAGGATAAGAAGTCTTATCACTACATTTTAGAAAATAGAAACCTGAGACGTGTTGATTCCAATGGATGTGTGCTGAATGATGACCTCCACCTTTTTTAGAAAATTCTTGTACCCACATTTCAGAAAACATAGTTTGATATTGTGGCATATCAAAACCACTGTGGTCTAAAAATTCCCAAGACTTTTGTCCAATGTAATTTCTTAAATCTATAAAGTCATTGTCCTGCGTTAATGGGGTTGAGTGATAACTTGTTCCAAAGTCACCAAATTGTTTAATATGTTTTTTTTGATTTTTTCGAGCTTCCTTAATATATTTATCACTAGCTTTATTTAATGATTTAACAAACTCTGGTTTTTCTTCCATCCATACTGGTGTTTTAAAATATTCGTTTATATACATTATTTAAATGGATATCCTAAATGCCATAA